TAATTGCCCCCTAGAAGCCTCTGTAAAGGCTGATACCCCTAGTCTATGGGTGTGACCACACACCACGCTCTTTCCAAGCCTTCTAGCCCCATTTAAAGCCGTTTGTGAAGGTACTTGGCTAAGAGGGAAAGCGTCTCCATGAACTGCTGTCCAGCCGTGTGCCCAGTCAAGCCCGAAAGGGTGGAATTTGATCTGGAGTTTGTCATATCCCATAAAACGCTCATACTGCATTTCTGGTAAGTTGAGGAAGGAAGGGAGTCTTTTCTTGATTGATCTGTAAAGTCTGATTCCATGGTTACTTCCTAGTACATCCGTTACACCTAAATAGGTTAATACTTCTTGAGTCAGTTTTCTATCATCATGGATGTTGCCAACCATCTCATCAATTGTGCCGGCATTAAAGCCGCCTAATTGAGGAAGGTCAATCTCATCACCAATTTGGATAGTGCGGTGAGGTTTCCATTTTGCTAGAAACTTACCAACTGACTTAACTGCCTTTTCATCAAAAAATGGAACTTGAAGATCACTTACAAAAGCGATTCTTTTCAATTAGTCCTCGTCATCCTCGTGTGGGTCGTGGTCGGGATTTACAGGGTTAAAGTCCGGTGCAACAGGAATTAGCCACTCAGGAAAAGTATTTCTATCCATCATGCCTAACGCTTGATCTACTGGGAAACCTGCCCTGCGTAGGCTCAAGTAATACTCACGCATGCCAATAGCGTAAGCATCTAAACGAGTCATGATTTGATCGTGTTGATACTTACCTTTACGCTTTGTAACTTTGCGTTTTTTCTTTTGAGCCATAGGTAAAGTTTACTTTCTATCAGTGACAATCCTCAGTAGTTCCTCTTGGCGTGTTTCAATTCTTGCTAAACGATCTGCAAGGCTTGAACCGCTATTTGGCGTAAGAGTCCACAACCAACCTTTAATAAGATAACGCAGACCCAAAAAGAAAGATGTCAGCACGGCGGAGACGGCGGCGGCTAAGCCAGCCCAACTTGCAGCATCCATTATTTCGCATTGACACCGTAGTCAACTTCAGTACCTGAAGAAGGGTCAACGGCTTTAGCAATGGGGGCGACAATAGCGCCTAGTAATGTTGCGTATGCAGGATGGATGTCAGCCACAATAGCCAACGCAACCGTAATGCCTGAAGCGGCAACTGCTCTTAAATAAGACTTAATTGCAGCCTTATGCTTTCTTGATAGTTTCATCTGTTCCCCCTAGTAATGGGATATTAAAAAATTTCCCATCTTGATTTGGTTTAAAACTTATGTGTATATGTGTCTTATGTGGATTTAATCCTTTGTACTTAACCCAACGCCATAATGATTTAGCACTACAAATTTTGCCCATGTGTATTACATAAAGAAAGCGTCGATCACTTTTCTTTGCTGCAAGTCGTATCTGATCTGCCAGATAGATAGCAATTCCTTGTTCTTCAGATAAGCGAGCGTCAATATCCAATGCGCAGACTTCGCCTCGCTCGTTGGGATTGTGCTGACTGACTCGAGACTGGTGACGCAGATCACCAATCCACCCATCCAAGCGCTTAACACGATCTGGGAAGGATTCATTAACCTGAGACCTAAACTGCTCAGCCGCTTTAGATAGCCAAGGTTTCATTTAGGAAAGTAACAGTTTTGCTTCCTCGGCGCTTATGCCAAGTCTGTCTAACAGTTCTGCTTTTGCTGCTTCTTTAGCAATCTTATCTGCATCTTCCTGAGCCATCTTTGCTGCGTACTCGGCAGCCATAGCCTCACGCTCTGCAATCTCCTCGGCTGTCAATGCAATTTCTTGCACCTCACCAGTTGAGCAATCTACTACGATTTTGTTAGTCATCATTTCTCCTTATGCGTTAGATATTCCATATAGATAAGCGGTTGAGTATTGGACAAAGTTTGAAGCATTATTCGTTACTAACTTAACTGAAGTTATGGCGGCAGTTTGCGACCAAAGACCAGCAATTAAATCTGAATAAGCCAAGTTTAGATTGTTTTCACTTACTGAATCAGAACTTATTGACTTACTGTTGGAACCTGCATAATTTGGTATATATATTTCAAATGAACCAAATGTGTTTGCGGTTGCGGTTGCAGCAGGTATTGATCCGATGTAGCCAGCAAAGGAACCACTATAAACAGTAGTACCAGTGGCTTCTAAGTATATGTTGGAAAAATTACTTGCACTGGAATTGAAGTTTATTGACAAAAACTCAGTAGTTGCGCTTCTATTGCTTCTGCCAGATAATTTTAACACTAAATCTGTATATGTAGAAGGTATAGAAGTAAACTCTATATTAGCCGCACCACCAGACCCAACTGTTACAGATGAAATTAAAGTATATGTAGCCATTATTCCGCCTTAATTCCGTATAAAGTAAAAGTTGAACCAGTATCAATATTTCCAGAATCAGCCGCTAAAGTAATAGAAGTTATGGCAGATGTATTACGCCACAATCCACTTAAAACTTCTGCACCAGGAGAGTTGCTTGCACTTGCTCTATTGCTTCGACTTATTAAAGTTTTATTTGTTGTAGTATTTGAATAGTTTTGTATATTAGTGACTATAACTGTTTCTAATGATGTATTTGGTGCAACATAAGCAGCAATATAAGATTTATTTTGATTAGTGGCTTTATTGGTTGCATGAGCAATTCCATTGCCATAAATGGTAATATAAGAATAATTATTGCCTGTATCAGAATTAAATCTTATATTTATGGATGCACCTGCTGAAGTTATATCTACATTGGAAATTAAAACTAAATCAGTATATGAACCACTAATGGCACTAAAAGTAACTGACGCTTGGGCGCTACCTAAAGTAGTTGTCTGTATTTTATCGTATGTAACGGACATTATTACCCCTTAATTCCATATAAAGCAAAAGTTGCGGTCGTTGAAAAATTGCCAGTAAGTTTTAAATCAATCCTAGTTATTGCAGAAGTACTGCGCCATAATCCTGAATTAAATTGTATATAGCCAGTGTTTGTACCATTACTATCGTTACCAGTTAGCATGCGGCAAGTTTTAAACTTGTTAGTATTTTTATAATCCAATATGTCCATAATCATTGGGGCTACCATAGAACTAGAACTATATCCAGCCACGCCAGCATAAATATAATTTGTATTAGCCAAACCAAATGCCGCAATACTTGACCCATCTCCATATAATTGATGAATAGTATAATTTGCTGCTGTATCTGAATTAAATGTAGCCGACACAAAATAACCCGTAGTATCATTATTTATGCCTCTAATTTGTAAATGCACATAGTCGCTTGGTATTGAAGTAAAACTCAAACTTGATGCTGAACCTGTACCAGTTACTGTGGCTATTGATTCGTAATCACCAACTGCGGCTACTAATCCGCTAGACAAACTACCGAGGATTGTATTAAGCAATTCCGCCTACCACATACCAAGTATCAGTTGCAGTCTTAATGCAAACTGCTGTTTTGTATTGTCCTAATGTTGGTTGAGCAGCAACCGCGCCTGCACTTAAAACAGTTGTAGTACCTGAAGTAACCGCTTTGATTGTGCAAAGACCTGCACCAATATTAAGAACGGTAATTGCTGTACCGACTGGAAACGCTACTGAAGCATTGGTTGGTAAGTTAAAAGCAATAGCAGTTGCCTTGTTCATCACTTCTAGCACTTGGTACTGATCTGCTAGCACTGCTGTATAGTCTGCTGTATTGGCTGTACCTACCGTAAATGAGGTTAAGCCGTTGTACATTGCTGCTGAAAGTACATCACCTGTACTTGCCGGAAATCCTGTTGCCATTGTGTTTTCTCCTTAGTGTCTAATTATATCTCAGTATGAGAGAATATCCTCGCCCAATACCCCATAGGTTGAGTTCCCGATTATGAAACCATCAGTTATAGGTTCGAGTGTGGTAAAAGTGCCCATCCATGAGTTTGGCGTAATTTCCCAAGATACGCCTTGAATCTGTAAGTTCTTAGTAATAACTGAAGAATCAGGCTGTATATTGGAAATAAGAACATTGTCAAAGTAATCAAGATCAAGCATAGTGTCATTAGGCACGAGAGGGTCATAAAGGTCAACGGTCATGCGATCTATACGGATTGTGGTTGTACTGCGTGTTGCCACATAGATAGCGGCTATATTGGCAGCCTCAGCGTCTGTCTGCACTACCAGATCACTGAAAGAAACTGAGTGAGGAAAGTATGTTGCAACTGAGTCAGCATCTATATTGGTTTGAGTAGTGCCGCCAACTCTGGTAACTGAGCAGGTATTTACAATTAATTTGTCATCAAAGGCAAAAACTAGGTTTTTGTAAGGTATGCCGCCAGTCTGATTAAAGGCTATCGGTGTGCCACCGGCTGAGGATATAGTGTTTGATCTGTTCTTAAATATAGCGTTGCCTTCAGGCGAGATATAGAAAGCGCCTTGCTCTGAGTTCTCTACATTGATTAAAGCATTTAACGCGGTTCTATCTGTTGCAGGGTCAGCCTGAGTTAATGAGTTGCCAGTATCTATACTGCGCATAGAGTTAGGAAAGTCAACAGTATCTAATATCTTGGCAATTCTAGTTCCTGTATCTTGCCCTGCTGCCTGACCTGTAACTGTACCGATTGTAGCCATTGCAAACAATCTAAAGGCATCTGAAGCGTTAATGTCCACATAAGATACATTTTCTGCTTGATCGTATGTATAAACATAATCAGTGGTGTAACCGCTAAACAAGTAATAATCTTGACCATTGTACTCAGCAGATATTCTAAGTTTTCTTAATGGTGTTAAATAACCATAAAGATCAGAACTGGTATTTTGTGGGTTAAATCTACCATCTTGGTCAAAGATACGAACGGTGCAAGTACCTGCCTCATAAGTGTCTCTAGGTATGTTACGACCACGATTGATTTTAATTGATCTAGTTACATCTGTTAAATCTATAACTAAAGAAGGCGCAGTTTGATCTGACAAAATACCAACACCTAAAACACCGTTAACAGGGTCACCAATAGTAAACCCTGAACTAAAGTTAAGGCTTATGTTAAGTACTGGTAATGACATGTTATCTAAAAGGGTTAATGGATGAGAAAGAACCTGAGGCGGATGAGTTAATCAAACCATTGCGCAATTCACTTAACAATCCTTCAGTAGCACCGTTTACATTGATTACAGTAGTTGCTCTTGTTTCCATACCGCCATACAGACCGCCGCTTTCCCTGTATCTTTCTCTAGCAATCTCAGCAACACTCATACCGGCATAAGCATCTCGACCAACTAAGGTTTGTGCTAAATCAGTGTAATAACTAGGTGTTCCTACAACTGGCTTTCCTGCTAGAGGGTTTTGCATTTGACTTAACAATTTCATCATCAACATAATCTGTTGCAACAAAATGTCAATATCTTTAGACCAGCCTTCAAACGGATAAAGCGCTTTAGGCAGTTTGGCAATAGCCTCAGCAAGGTTAGTAGTTTGTAATTGAGACTTGACTAACTCGGTTGCCAGTTTAGCGGCTTCGTTTGCATTTTGCTGAATTAAAGCCAACTGTAAAGATAATCTTAGTTTTTCTTGCTCTGTAACTTTACCTTGAAGGGCTGCATAAATCTGTATTTGTTCAATGTCAAATAGGCTTGAA